GAATCTGACCGGCGACGTGACGAGCGTCGGCAACGCCACGAGCATCGCGGCGGGCGTCATCGTTGACGCGGACATCAACGCAAGCGCAGCCATCGCAGACACGAAGCTCGCGACGATCAGCACGGCCGGCAAAGTCAGCAACAGCGCCACGACTGCGACCTCGGCGAACACCGCCTCGGCAATCGTCGCACGCGACGCCAGCGGCAACTTCACCGCCGGCACGATCACGGCGAATCTCACCGGCAACGTCAGCGGATCTTCCGGCAGCACGACCGGCAACGCGGCCACGGCTACGGCGTTGGCTACCGGGCGCACGATTTCTATCACGGGCGATCTTGCCTACACTTCACCGAGCTTCGACGGCACGGGCAACGTCACGGCGGCGGGCACGCTTGCGACCGTCGCAACTCCAGGTTCAACCGGCAGCAGCACCGCGATTCCAATCGTAACGATCAACGCGAAAGGTCTGACGACTTCGATCAGCACGGCGGCGGTCGTGGCACCGGCCGGAACGCTTTCGGGCAACACGCTCGCAGCCGGCGTCACAGCTTCATCGCTGACCTCGCTCGGGACGATTGCGAGCCTCACCGCGACGGCTGGAACCGTTGCGAACGCTCCGAGCGGTGCGACCGACATCGCGAACAAGCTTTACGTGGACACCGTCGCGCAGGGACTCGACGCGAAAGCCTCGTGCGTCGCAGCGACCACGGCGGACATCACGCTGAGCGGAGCGCAGACAATCGACGGCGTCAGTGTAGTCGCGGGAAATCGCGTGCTGGTGAAGAATCAATCGCTCTCTCAGAACAACGGCATTTATCTTTGCGCCTCGGGATCGTGGACACGCACAACCGACGCGAACACGTGGGACGCTCTGACCTCGGCTTTTACATTTATCGAGCAGGGCACGACGAACGCCGATTGCGGTTTCGTCTGCACAGCGAACGCAGGCGGCACGCTCGGCACAACCGCTCTGCCGTGGTCGCAGTTCTCGGGCGCAGGCACGTTTACGGCCGGCACCGGGCTGACGCTGACCGGGTCGGTCTTCTCGCTTACCTCGCCGGTCGCGGTCGCGAATGGCGGCACCGGGCTGACGAGTCTCGGCTCGGGCATTGCGACGTTCCTCGGGACGCCATCCTCGGCCAATCTTGCGGCGGCGGTCAGCGACGAAACGGGAAGCGGCGCGCTGGTGTTCGCATCCAGTCCAACCCTCGTGACGCCAATCCTCGGCACGCCTCAGAGCGGCACCCTGACGAGCTGCACGGGCCTGCCCATCAGCACGGGCGTGTCTGGCCTCGGCACGGGCATCGCAACGGCTCTGGCGGTCAACACTGGCAGCGCAGGTGCTCCGGTGCTGTTCAATGGTGCGTTGGGCACGCCGACAAGCGGCACGGTCACGAACCTGACGGGCACGGCCTCAATCAACATCAACGGCACAGTGGGAGCGACGACCCCGAGCACGGGCGCGTTTACGACGTTGAGCGCGAGCACCTCTGCATCGTTCGCCGGTGCTGGCCTTCCTTACGCCGCAAACAGTCTGATGTTGCGTAACAACGGAACAGGTGATTCCCAGCTTTGGGCACTTGGTCCGAACACTAGCACTAACGGCACGATGACCTTTGTGACGGCAGACTCGGATGGTTCCGCTACGGCGACCGTCGCAACGCTTACCTCCACCGGCCTAAACTCCACGGCCATCGGAGCGACGACGGCATCCACGGGCGCGTTTACGACGTTAACTTCTTCGTTCCTCGCTGCCTCCGGCCCTCTTGCTACGTTCTCAGTCGCACAAGGACTGTATGGTTACTATTCTTCTGGCGGTGTTCTTGCGGCATATTCCAACAATACTGGCACACTTGCATCATTAACCTTAAGCGGTTCGTCTATTGATATTCGCCCTGCGGGTTCAACGGTCGGCACCTTCACCTCCACCGGCCTCGCCGTGACTGGGACGTTGAGCAGCACGGGAGCACTTGCCATTGGCAACACCGTAAACACCGTCAGCCCGACCTCGCCCAACCGAACAGTGACAATCGTAATCGGCGGCACAACCTACTATCTCGCAGCAAAAACGACCAACGACTAATGACCACCGAACAAGCACTCCAGAACCTCTACGCAGCCGCCCGCCAAGCGCCCTTAAAGGCCGACGACCACGATCTCATCCGCAAGTGCGCGGAACAGATCGCCGAGGCGTTAAAGCCCAAGGAACCGAAAGCCGAGTAACATGGCCGGAACTTCCGACACGAACTGGCGCAGCTACGTTGGGCCGCAGGACAACGGGCTGACGGTGAACGCGGCTGAGTGGCAGGCTCCGCTGGATCCAGAAAACTACGACGATCTCGTAAAGGGCTCCAACGTGTCGAATCTATGCGTGTCAGGTCTTACGATTCCAGCCAGCCGGGAGGACTCGATCGACTTCGTGCGCGGCAAGGATTATGTCGTCCAGCATTGCACCGTCGCTGGCTCGATCACGGCTAAAGGCTCAATCGACGGGCTTTCGCTCTACGGCTGCGTCATCTCAGGCACGATTGAACTCGGGCAGTATGACAACTACTGGACCAAAGGCCGCGCTCCCACGCGCAACGTGTCTATTCTCGACTGCTGTTCGCCGGACGGCTCGCCGATTCGCGTGAAACTTTGGGACGCTGAAATGCCTCGCATCGAAGGCACCGAGGTGAGCGTGACGCGAATTCCGAAATGGGTCTGGCTTCCTTATTTTCTGTTCCGGCGTTTGACGAATCCGAAGAAGGTGTAACCTATGCTCGACCTTCTCACCAACGCACTAGGCGGCGGCGCACTCGGTGTCCTGCTCAGAATCGGCAACGGGTTCTTTGACAACTACAAAGCCGGTCAAGAGCACAAGCGAGAGCTAGAGAAGGCTAAAGCTATGGCCTCTATTGCGGCTGATAAGGCTCAATGGGAAGCGTTTACGGCTAGCCAGAATGCGGCGATTGCACCTGTAAACACCGCACCTTGGGCGGCGAATGTTCTCACCCTCTTTCGTCCTGCCATCACCCTGCTTCTCCTTCTTTTAGTTACGATTGTGTTCTTCAATGTCCCAGATTTTGAACAAGCTGACATGGTGGACGAAGTGCAATTTGCGGCCTTCAATTGTGTAGGCTGGTGGTTTGGTGACAGAATGACCCGCAAAAAATGAACGAGCACAAAGACCTCATGGAAGTCGCCAAACTTTGGAAGGAGACCGGCTGGCTCACTGCGGTCATCGGCGGCGCTGGCATGGTTGCTCGCCTACTGGCCAACCCGATTCAAGGGACGATCTGGGACAGCGTGCGGCGAGTCATCATGGCGGCCATCGTCTCGACGCTCGCGTGGTTCATCGTTGAGCAAATCGAAGTCAGCTCACTTGTGAAGGCCGTAACCTACGGCGTCGCCGGGCTGCTCGCGCCGGAGATTATCGACGGGCTGACCACGCTCGCAAAAAAGTATTCCAAGAACCCGACGAAGTTGCTCAAGAAATAATGAATCCGAAGCTGATCACCGCTGCGCTCGCCGCGACCGTCATCTGTTTCGCAGGCGTCGGAGTGGTCACCGTGAAATCGGTCTCGGAGCACATCGCGGCGAGCGACAAAGAATTTGCGATGACGAGCAACGTGCTCAGTCCGCTTTTCGACATTTACGGGCTGGCTATCGTGGACGGTCAGGCGAAGGCGAGCAAGGGACTCATCGACGCCAAAGAGTTTTGCGACTCGCTGGCGAAGCTCCAAGCCGAGGCGGAGCGATTGCTTGGAGAATTCGGCAAGCCGGCGGAACTCATGGCGCAGCACAAACTGGTGGCAGCCTACTTGAAAAAAGCGCGAGCGGTCTGCGACGCCGGGCAAATTGAAACGCTCAACTCGCCGGCCATGACTGCCGAACTTTACGCGGTCATCGAGCCGATGACGGCGCTGATCAACAAGGCGCTGCACGAAGAGCTGACGATTTCGCGCACGCACAAGGAGGCCGCGGATCGGGCGCTTCTCACGTTTGAACGGTTCGCAAGCGTCGCGGCGGGACTCGGAATGGTCTTTGC